GGTCTTACAGGTTGTGGTTGGACAGAGGGTGAAGAGTTCGTAGCTTAAAAGAATTTGAGCCTGCACGACTCTTTGTTATAAATAGGAGAAACCGACTACATAATAAAGGGTCTGTGCATGGCTGTTCCAACTACAAGAGAAACATTTAAAACATATTGTCTAAGACGACTCGGTGAGCCAGTCGTAGATGTTAATGTAGACGATGATCAAGTTGAAGATAGAATTGATGATGCTATTGCTTTTTATAGGGATTATCACTATGATGGTGCAGAACGTGTTCTAATTCAGCATCAAGTCACGGCTACAGATAAAACAAATAAGTATATCTCAACAAATGATAATATTATCGGTGTTGTTAATGTACTATCAATTCACGACACAAACAGTTCATCTGCATTGTTTTCTGCTCGATATCAGATACATTTGAATGACTTGTTTGATATGTCTCATACATCTCTTATTCCATACTACACAGCTATTCGTCACGTAGAAACTCTCAATGAGATTCTTACGGGTAATCCTGTAATTCGTTGGAATCGTCATGTAGACAAACTTCATATTGATTTTGATTTTGATACGATTGCAGAAGGTGAATATATTGTCATTGACTGTTATCGTGAGATTGATGGAGATACATATGCAAGTGTATGGAAAGATAGATGGTTGCAGAGATATGCAACGGCCATGATAAAACAACAATGGGGTTCTAATCTTACCAAGTTTGAAGGGGTTCAATTGCCTGGCGGTTTAACTTTCAATGGTGCAAAAATCTATGATGATGCATCAGCAGAGTTACAGAAACTTGAAGAAGAAATGAATAGTGGGTACAGTTTACCTGTTGCGGATATGACGGGTTAATAATGTGGCTACAAATAAATACTTTCAAAATTTCAGTTATGGTAGAGAACAAGACCTTGTAGAAGATTTGGCAATTGAGTCAATCAAGATACATGGTATTGAGTGTAAGTACCTACCAAGAACAATCGTAAAAAATGACAGTCTCTATGGAGAGGATATTCTTTCGACTTTTGACGATGCAGCTGAAGTTGAAATGTATGTCAAAAACGTAGAAGGGTTTGAGGGAGAAGGAGACTTTCTTTCAAAGTTCGGTCTTGAAATACGAGATGAGCTTACTCTTACTGTTGCAAAGAAAAGATTCGAACAGATTAAAACAGAGAAGATTACTACAGAGGTAGGATATAATCTTCTTCAAGAAAGTGCAAACACAACAGCTGCAAGTCGTCAGTACATATCAAGTGGAACTGCAAATACTGATTCAGTTATTCTTGAAGGGTATGATGCTTACACGATTGATAGTGAAAGACCGATGGAAGGTGATCTTGTTTTCTTTCCATTGAACAGTAAGTTGTTTGAGATTAAACACGTTGAACACGAATCTCTCTTTTATCAGACAGGTCGTTTGCAAACATATGATCTTAAATGTGAACTCTTTAAATATAGTGATGAAAGACTTGACACAGGAAATACAGAGATTGATGCAATCGAGACAGCGTTCTCAAGAGATTCTCTACTTTACCAAGTTCAACTTGAAGATGGAGACAATATGCTTTACGAGGATGGTGATTCTGTTATACAAGAGTTTAGACTTGAAACTCAAGATGCAGCTTCTAACAATGAGTTCTTTACTGCACAGGCAGATAGTATTATAGATTTCTCTGAAGTCAATCCGTTTAGTGAAGTGGATAGGTATTAATGTTTGGTGCTCAGTATTATAATCAGATAGTTCGAAAGTATATTATTGGATTTGGAAACCTATTCAATGATATCGTTGTCCAGAGACTTAACTCAGCAGGAGTTCGTGTTCAGTCGATTGGTGTTCCCGTTGCTTATGGGCCAAAAGAAAAGTTCCTAGTTCGACTTGCACAAGATTCGAGTCTTGAAAAAGAAGTTATGGTTCAACTTCCTCGTATGGGATTTGAAATCACAGGAATGTCATATGCTGGACAGAGAAAACTTTCTTCAACAATAAAAAATGCACGATACGATACATCAGATAATAATCGTTTAAGAACACAGTTTGTTCCTGTTCCTTATGATATACAAATTCTTCTTTCTATCTTTGTTAAAAATGCAGATGATGGAACGCAGATACTTGAACAGATTGTACCATATTTTAGGCCAGAGTTTACAACAAACATAAAACTTGTTCCAAGTATGAACATTGTTATGGATACTCCAATTGTTCTTAACTCTGTTAATATAGAAGATACGTATGAGGGAGACTTTCTTACAAGAAGAGCATTGATATGGAATCTTGACTTTACCATACAGGGATATTTCTTTGGGCCTGTTTCTACTACAGGTGTTATCAAGAGAACACAAGTTGACTTTCATGCAAATAACATTGTTGGTTCATCAAGAAACTCAAGACTTGTTGTTGTTCCAGGCCAGTTTGCAAATGGTGATGCAACATCCAATAGTTCTCTCTCTGTTCATAGAAATACAATCTCTGCAAATAGTGACTTTGGTTTTGCACAAAATGTATTCTTCTTTACAGATGGATTTACATACGATCCAAAAACAGGAAGTGATTCAGATTAATGTCTAAAACAATTATGGAAAATAAACTTGAACAAATATTTGACCTTCCTGATAGTAAGGCTCTTGTCGAGATTATTAATAAAGACAATCCTCCTCCAGCTGAGATGTCAGATAGATTAGAAGATGACTACGAATATGCTCGTGGCAATCTTCGAAATATCATTGACAATGGAGGAAACGTATTGCAGAACCTTATAAATATTGCACAGGTAAGTGAACATCCAAGAGCTTTTGAAGTGGTAAGTCAATTAATGAAAACAATGATTGATGCAAACAAAGACCTTATATCCCTTCAGAAACAAGTTAAAGATATAAAAGAGGATAAGTCAAAACAACCAGCCCCTCAGAATGTTACTAATGCAATGTTCGTAGGAAATACAAAAGACCTTCAAAAAATGTTAAAAGAAATGTGAGGAACATATGTTAGAACCACTTAAAAATATAATTACCATCTTCTTTGCTCTATCCGTTACTGTAGCAGTAATGTCAAAACAGCATGTCTATGCATCTGTAGAAGAAGAAAGATTATTTGAATGGGAAGTAACAAGAGTTATTGACGGAGATACTGTTGGTATTCGTGTTGAGTGGGGCCCTCTTGAATTGAGAAAATTAAGTATTCGTATTCGTGGTATTGATACTCCCGAAAAAGGATATCGTGCAAAATGTGCATATGAGAAAGAACAAGGTAAAATTGCCACTCAATTTGTAACAGACGTAATTGCCGATGCAGCTGCTACTAATACTCCAATTACTTTCGGAAATGTTTCTTGGGGAAAGTATGGAGGAAGAATTATTGCTGATATGTATGTGGGAACAGAGAACTATTCTAATATGATACTTGATGCAGGGTTAGCTGTAAAGTATGATGGAGGAACAAAGTCATCATTTTGTGATTAGTATATGTCTTGAAAGGGTACAAGCTACTTATATACTAGGTAAAAATATTTGTCAAGTGTTTTTTTAAAAAAATGTCAGAAAACTACTTAAATAATAAGAATTTAAAAAGTGCAAGTGTTCCTGTTGAATATACGAAGGAACAATTGGCCGAATATGTCAAATGTGCTAGAGACCCAGAACATTTTATAGAAGAATATGTCAAGATTATTAATGTTGACAAAGGACTTGTACCTTTTAATATGTACGACTATCAGAGAGAGATGGTCAATCAGTTTCATAATAACCGATTCGTTATTTGTAAACTTCCAAGACAGGCTGGTAAATCCGTAACAGTTACAGGGTATCTTTTATGGGTTGTTCTCTTTAATGACTCTCAGAGTGTTGCTATTCTTGCAAATAAAGAAAGACTTGCTATTGAACTTCTTGGAAAGATACGACTTGCATACGAGTATCTTCCAAAATGGTTACAACAAGGAGTACTTGAGTGGAACAAGGGAAGTATTCTTCTTGAGAATCAAAGTAAGATTGTAGCAGCTGCAACATCATCAAGTGCTATTCGTGGTGGGTCTTATAATATAGTCTTTCTTGATGAGTTTGCCTTTATTGGAGACAATATTGCACAAGAGTTCTTTGCATCTGTATATCCAACAATATCTTCTGGTACATCAACAAAGATATTTGTAGTATCCACACCAAAGGGAATGAATCACTTTTACAAGTTGTATTCTGACGCCACAGAGAGAAAAAACGAGTATATACCGATTGAAGTACACTGGTCAGATATTCCAGGCCGAGATGAGGATTGGAAAGAACAGACAATTGCAAATACAAGTGAAGAACAGTTTCGTCAAGAGTTTGAGTGTGAGTTTATTGGAAGCTCAGATACTTTAATATCTCCAACAAAGTTAAGAAACATACCTTTTAAAAATCCAATCTACTCTAACGAGAATATGCAAATTTACGAAGAACCACAGAAATTACATGAATATTGTATAGTTGTTGACGTTGCAAGAGGAAATATGGGAGACTATTCTGCCTTTGTAATATTTGACATTACAGAGATTCCTTATAAGGTTGTTGGTAAATACAAGAATAACAAAATATCCCCTTTACTTTTTCCAGAAATCATATATAATACTGCAAAGTCTTATAATGAATCCTATGTTCTTGTTGAGATAAATGATATCGGGGGTCAAGTCTCTGATATTCTTCATAATGACCTTGAATATGACAATCTTTTGATGTCAAGTATGAAGGGTAGAGCTGGACAGAAGATAGGTAGTGGATTTGGTACGAATGTTGTTAAAGGAGTACGAACAACAAAACAAGTGAAAAGTATAGGTTGTTCAAATCTCAAGGATATGATCGAGTCAGACAAGTTAATTGTCAATGATTTCGATATACTTACTGAACTTTCAAATTTTGTATCAAAGAGAAGTTCCTTCGAAGCAGACGGAGGACACGATGATCTTGTTATGTGTCTTGTTCTGTTCTGTTGGCTTGCAAAACAAGAATATTTTAAAGATTTAACAAATACGGACTTCAGAGCTCAATTTCTTGAAGAAAAAAATCAGTTTATTGAAGATAATGTTCTTCCTTTTGGTTTTATAGATGATGGAGTAGAATCAGAGGTAAATACTTATTCTTCTGATGATGCAGATTGGTTAAAGTTGTGATATTATAAATAATAAAAATTAAATAAATATTGTCTTTTTTATTAAGGAGAAATAACAGATGGCCCTACAAGTATCGCCAGGCGTTAATGTAAGTGAGATTGATCTTACAACAGTTGTGCCTACAGTTTCCACCACAACAGGTGCAGCTGCTGGACATTTTAGATGGGGCCCTATCTTTCAGCCTATACTAATTTCTGATGAAAACCAATTAGTTCAGACTTTTCAAAGCCCAAGTACAAACACATTCATAGATTTTTTCACATCTGCAAATTTTCTTAATTATGGAAATCAACTTTTTGTTGTTGGAGTAAAGAACACTGATTCAACGGGTGCTCAAAATGCTACATCAAATACAAACAGTAAACATACTCTTATTAAAAATTCTGACGATTATGAAGAAAACTACTCTGATGGTATTGCATCTACAGGTACATGGGCTGCAAAATATCCAGGCGCATTAGGA